AGCACTCCACCTGCAACGCCAGCGCTGGCGCCGCATATGGCAACGCCAAGCGTGAGCCACGATCACGACGTTGGACCTGATTGCCACGCAGAGTGATGGGATGGGGAGGGGTACCCCGACAGCGGGCGTTGCCTGTGGGGGTACGAAGACCCCGCCCCTCCGGTTCTTATTGTGCGCCATTCCCCAGCCCTTGCAGGGCAAGGGGTTCCTGAAGGGGTGGTGATCGGGTGGCCCGAGTCGATGACCTGCGGGCCGATTACGACGTCCTGGGAGAACTACTGAGAGTGGCGGAAGGTTCCGCTGCGGCTGCTATTGCCCGTGAGCGTCGACTGATCGGCGAACTCCTCGAGCAGATGGAGTCGCCGGAGGAGCTGTCGTATGTCGATGAGTTGGCAGCACGTCGAGCCGACGCCGGCGATTCTGGTCCTCCCGCCCGACGTCGCAAGTCTTGACGACGCGCACGAAGCGATAGGCCTGTGGGAGTTCTACACGGGCAAGGTCGCCGACGATTCGCAACGACTGGCCGTCGAGTTGATGATGGCGAAGCGGGCGAACGGGAAATGGTCGGCCAGGTCGACCGGTCGGGAGATGCCCCGCCAGAACGGCAAGGGCGACGAGTTGGAGATCGTCGAGCTGTTCGGCCTAATCGAGCGCGGCGAGTCCATCCTGCATTCCGCCCATGAGCTCAACACAGTGTCATCGGCGTTCGAGCGGATGGTGGGCGTCCTCGAAGGCCACCGGGATCTCCGCAACAAGGTCAAGCGCGTGTTGCGTGGCCTCGGCCAGCAGCGCATCGACACGAAACACGGCGTGATTCAGTACCGCACCCGCACCAAGGGTGGCGGTCGCGGCCTCGACGACATCAGTCGTCTGGTCGTCGACGAGGCGCAGCACGCCGAGCGCGAGCAGTTGGCCTCGGCGACTCCGATCCTGATGGCGAACCCGAACCCGCAGACGAACTTCGTCGGCACCGGCGGCATTGACGGCCTGTCGGAGTGGTGGTGGGACGTGCGCCGTCGCGCCCTGTCCGACAGCCCCGGTGACTTCGGTTACCTGGGCCATACGGCCGAGACGTTGACGCCGGGTATGGACTTGTCCGACCGGCCACCGGTCGACGCCTACGACCGCGAGTTGTGGGTGTTGGCCAATCCGGCGCTCGCCGCCGGCCGTGGCGATATGGGGTTCCTCGAGGAGCAGCTCCGCAACCTAGGGCCGCACCTGTTCGCCCGCGAACATCTCGGCGTCTGGGACAACCCGCCTGCCGGCGAGGGCAACGCCGTCATCCCGTTGGAGCAGTGGGATGCCTTGGCCGACCCTGCCAGCCGTATCGCCGGCCGTGTCGTCCTGGCGCTCGACGTGTCGCCCGATCGCAAGTGGGCGACGTTCGGTGCCGCCGGCCGTCGTGATGACGGTGTGATTCACGTCGAAGTGGTGGAGCGGCGTCCGGGTACGGCATGGGTGGTCGCCTTCGCGTCCGATCTGTTCAAGGCGAACGCCCAACCGATCCGGGTGGAGAAGGGCGGCCCGGCCGGGTCGCTCGTGTCGCAGTTGCAGGAGGCTGGCGTCGAGGTCGAGGAAGTGTCCACGGCCGACCATGCCCGCGCTACCGGCCAGTTCATCGATGCCGCTTTGGCCGGCCAGCTCGCCCACCTGGGTGGCCAGTCGTTGCGGTCTGCGGTCGTGGCGGCGTCGTTGCGTGCGTCGGGTGATGCCGAGTTGTGGTCGAGGAGGTCGTCGAAGATGGACATTACGCCTCTTGTTGCCACCACTCTCGCTGTCGGCGGCGTCCCGGAGACGGTGGCTGTCGCGGCCTATGACGGCCCGTTGGTGGCGTTCCGGTGATCGGCCTCGCCGTCACCGCCGTCGGCTGGCTGTTGATCCTTGTCGCCGTCGTTCTCCTGTGGGGCCCTATTGCGTTGGCCGTGTCCGGTGTCGTGACGCTGCTCGTCGGCCTGTTCGCCGACCTTGATTCCCTGAGGAGTCCGAAGCGTGCCTAGCGTCATCAGCCGGCTTCGTGGCCGCGACACAATCGAACGCAACACCTACGGCCCTTACAGCGGTCTTGACATCCCGTTGACGGGTGCCATGCCGGTGCCGTCGATGGGTGGCTCGCCGGTGGAGGCGTCCGCTGCCGACTTCTCGTCGGCGGTTCGCACGATCCATTCTCGCTCGGGTGTGGTGTCGTCGGCGGTGACCGCCCGCGGCCTCGTGATGTCGCAGTTGAACTTCAAGTTCCGCAGCGTGCAGTCTGATGGTCGTCTGTTCGGCACGCAGGCCCTGGCGCCACTCGAGCGCCCCGGCGACGACCTGACCCGCCAGTCGTTGCTGATGCGGGTGGAGCAGGACGTCGCCTATCACGGCAACTTCTACGCCAGGCGCACCGAGTCTGGCCTGCGCCGGCTGCGTCCCGACTGGGTGCAGATCCTGATCGGGTCGAATGAACGCCCCGGCGATCCGTCGTTGGCTGCTGATGCCACGGTGATCGGCTACGTGTACAAGCCGGGCGGGCAGACGTCGAACCACCCCGGCCAGATGCTGATGCCGTCCGAGGTCGCCCATTGGGCGCCCGAGCCGCATCCGACGTCGCTGTTCATCGGTGAGGCGTGGGTCACGTCGATCTGGCGAGAGATCGCTGCCGACATGCAGGCCACCGACCACGTCTCCCGGTTCTTCTCGAACGCGGCGACGCCGAACATGATCGCGAAGGCACCCCCCGGTGTCGTGACGCTCGACCAGTTCAACGAGTGGGTCGACGCATTCGACGGCGCCCATCGTGGCGCTGTCAACGCGTGGAAGACGATTTACGCCCAGGCTGGTACGGACGTCCAGGTTGTCGGTTCACAGCTCGCACAGCTCGGTATGGCCGAGTTGCAGGGCGGTTTCGAGACTCGGGTGTCGTCACGGTCGAGGGTGCCGGCGACGGTGCTGCTGATCCGTGAGGGTTTGGGCGGCTCGGCGTTGAACGCCGGCAACTACGCGCAGACCCGCCGCCTGTGGGCCGACTCGTGGTTCTCACCGTACGCCCAGGGCTTCTGTGCGGCGATGGAACGTGTCATTTCCGTCCCGTCGGGTGCCGAGTTGACGTTCGATCCGGCCCGTGTCCTGTTGCTGCAAGAGGACCAGCAGGACTCGGCGCAGATACGCCAGGCCGACGCCGTCACGATCCGCGCCCTGACGGACGCCGGCTACGGCCCGGACGCCGTCATCGACTACGTCGCCGGCAATGGCGACCTCGCCAAGCTCAAGGGCTCGCACTCCGGCCTGTTCTCCGTGCAGTTGCAGGAGCCGGGCACCGCATCGCAAGGGGCAGAACAGGAGGTCACCGCATGACCGACATCATTACCCGGTCGTTCCTGCTGGACGACCTCGTCGTCCGATCCGAGGGCGACGGTCGCACCGTCGAAGCGTATGCCGCCGTGTTCGGTCAGCCGACCGAAATCCGCGACCACTTCGGCCACTACAACGAGGTGATCGATCGAGCGGCATTCAACGTCGCCATCAATCGCACCAAGGGCAAGCCGCGCGTCTTGTTCAACCACGGCAAAGACCTCTACGGCAACCCATCCGATCGATTCGCGATGCCGATCGGAACGCCAGAGTCCATCACCGCTGACAGCCGGGGGCTTCGCACTGTCACCCGCATCGCCAAGACCGAACTCGGCGACGAGGTGCTCGAGTTGATGCGCTCCGGCGCCATCGACGGATTCTCGTTCCAGGGTGCCCCAATCAAGTCGCAGACGCTCGCCCGCACCGACGGCGACGAGCTCCCCACCATCGTTCGTCAGCAACTCGGGCTCACCGAGTACGGCCCCGGAGTTTTCGTGGCTTACTCGGGCGCCCAGGTGATGGCGATCAGAACCGAGCAACTGGCCGACGAAATCGGCCACCTCGATCACGACCAGCTCGCCGAGTTGGTCGATGTCCTGCGGTCCCGCATCCCCGACCTTGGCGATCTCGTCCGGTCAGAGGGCCCCGGTTCCGCCGACGACACGAGCCAGCCAGACACGGCCGCACGTGATTTCAACCATCAGCGCCGCCTCATGGCGGCACGTTTGAGAGGAATCGCCTCATGACCACCCCCAACGAAATCCGGCTGGCCGAAATCGCCGCCGAACTCAAGCCCCTCGCGACCGCTGCCGAACTCGACAGCGACCAGGTCGCCCGATACCAGGAACTCTCCGCAGAGTTCGACGCC